CACCTCTATCTTCATCTTATCTTGTATGTAAAAGCGTTGACTTTTAATTCTTCTTGTCCGTTTTTTCTTATTCTCTCTGGATGCAACTCTAACCATCTGCCACCTAAAGGCTTTGGACTTGCTCCACGTTCAACGTGCCAACCTCCTTTGCCTTCATTATATTCCTCTTTATATGTGGCAGTTCTTACCATTAAAATGTCTTTCAACCTTATCTTATTTGTTTGTGTTAATCGCTCCACTGTGTAGGTAAGTTCATGGTCTTCGTGAACGTGACCCATCCATATCATGTCTGCCCCTTCAACAAAGGTCTGCATTCGGTTAAACTGAATCGTTCCCTTTGTCACTGGTCCGCCTCCACCTGAGCCGTGGAAATACTTAATGTTGAAACTAACTTTACCATTGCTTTTTTCACGAGCAAAGTTGTAAATAATCCAACCGCCATAACCTCCAACCTCAACATTGGTGTCATTGGTAGAGTTAAGCCCATACACAAAGCGTTCAATCACATCTGTTTCCTGTCGCTTCAAGATGTTGGTTTCGTGGTTGCCATAACCTACTACCTTGATTAAATGAGCGTAAGGAGAAAACCACTTGACCGCATCGTTTACAACGGCATCTAAATAATTTGCCTTGTTATGTTCTGGTCGGATGTCGCTTTTGTTCTTACGAGGATCGTAAGCCCCTTGCATTAAACAGAAGGTATCACCATTAAGCAATACGTCCGCTCCGATTTCTTTTGCTTTTTCGAGGTGATCTCTGAGTAAGTCACGGTCACACTTTGGATTGTCCCAATGGGCATCACTGATGAGTAATACTTTTTTAGGTGCGAATGTGTTTCTGATGATGTGTACATTGGTTTTCATAGTATTAAAGCCAATACGAGCAAAGCAAATTGAACCACGTTTATTTTTTGTAGTGTTTTGTTCTTGCTTTTCACTTGGCTAATGGTTTTTTCTTGGGTAGTTATTATTGCAGCCTGGTTCATTATCTGAGTGCTGTCGCTTTTTGCTAACTCTTTGTAAAGCGTCAACTTCTCCTCACACTCTATACATTTAATCAGTCGTTGATTTATTTCCTTTATCGTACTGTCTGAGTATTGAGAGCAAAGACTCTGTGGTTGTAGAGCTGCCAATGCTATCAGAGTAGATATTGCGAAGGGAATCAATCTTTTTATCAACTGCATAGATTTCACGAATTATTATTACTCTACTCGTATCACGTTGGTATGTCGCAGTAGCTTTCGAGGTAGGGCGTGTTAATAGTAAAGCTGATACCATGCCCGCCACAAACGTCAGTTTTGGAATCAAAAAAGGGTTCAGCGTTTCCGCTAACCACGATCTCAAAGTCTGCATCGGTTACGTTTCTTTTTAATAGTGTTACAATGTCAATAATAATCCCTGCCGTGTCAGATAGCACTTCAATCGTGTTGCTTCCACTTTCAAATTGCCTATCCATTACAAGCATAGAGAAGTCATAGTTGACCGCCTTCTGCTCGGTGTTAAATGTGAAGCCGTTTGGAACTAACCACACTAAAGGGTAGTATTTAACTTCATCAACTGCGAAGTCAAACTCAGCCCCGACTGCGAACTTGCCGACCATCTTGTGGCTTTCCGCTTGGGTTTTTATCTTTTCGATGATTTGGTTGAGCGTCATACTTTTTTAATTTGGCTTCGTTTTTCAATCGCCATTTATTTTTGGTAGTCATCTGGGAAATCGTAATTGTAGAAGCAGTCATCATCCGTACCCGGTAGATACATACCTCCAAAATAAGCCGTGTTCTGTGGGCGTATTACATCAAAGCCAGTACCAGGGTTAAGATACTTCGGATAGATTGTTGGATTCTCTTTTAGGAAGTCACGCAATCGCTCCGCATAGTATTCCGCCTTATCTCTGTATCTCTGCTCAATCTGTGTCAATTCACCTGTTGTGATAGGTGTTGCGTTTTCAGAGTTACGAGATGCGACAGACTTATTCATGAACTTGAAGGTCATCGGCAACATTGACTCAGTTAGTGAGTAGTATTTCAAACAAGGTGCAATGTAACTATCAAGTAAAGTGGTGTTATCGCTTGTTAGTGTACCGTTATAAGCCTGATCTTGCAGCTCGTCGTATATACCCGACCCGATCACATCACGAATGTAAATCTCTTGAGCCTCTTTAATTGCTGCTTTGAGAAGCTTATCATCTAAGTTCTCGTTGATTGGGGTGTTATCCTTTAGGTAGGTAACGGATACAAAATATACAAAGTTAGCCATTGATTCTTCTTCTTAATAGTTGTGGTTGCCAAATGTGTCTGCAATATGGAACGTGAGTGGTTGTGCCTTTGATTGTCATCCATCCGCCTCGTCTTTTCCATGCTGAATAACCAGGGTCATTGTACTCCCTTGCAAGTATCACAGATATTTGGTCGATTTCTTCCCTTGTGTAAACTCGGTTGAGTCTTATCATCCTCTGACAGAAATCTCTTGATGTCGGCAACAAATCGCCTCCGCTTATTCCCGGTGCTTTCTCATAAGTATAACGAGTAACAATCTCTGTTCCTACATTTGAATTTTCAAGAGTGGTTGTTCCTTCAGGTGTGATTCTAAAACCATCCTCAACAGATTCAATCAAGCCTCTCTGTGCCATATCATCAACCTCTCTCATTATCTCCTCCACAGGCTTTTTAATGTTGTTTGCGAGAGTTTCTAAGGTGATACCCTCGTTACTATACAACCACTGCAAAATCATCGCTTGTAAAGCATCTCCGAACTCTAAAGGTACAGACTCAAAATTGTCAGCATCTTCACCGAACTCAGCAAACACTTTTAAATCTTTGTCATCATCCCATCCAAAAGGATTATCACAGCTCTCACATTTCACTTGCTCAGACATTGCTGTTGTGGCTGACATTCCCAACTCGATACGAGCCTCATCTCTGTCAATGATGCCTTTCTCAAATAGTTCAACGTAATCAAGTCCAATCGGTGGCTTGTTCTTAGTTTTAAGCTTTACAGGTGTAATGTATTTAAAGATAGAACTCAAGGCTCTGTCCATCTGATTCTGTCTTGGCTCAATGTAGGAAGTTTGGAACGCCTCAAACGCTTCAATCAGTTCGTTACGCCCTCCAAGTTGTCCCTCTGTCTTGATACCGAAAAGCATCGGAGATGTCACACGGTGAGCCATCAAAATTTCCTCTTGTACGGTGTTGTTCAGAATGTCAAACTGCTTGTCAAAGTCTGAAGGTGCAAGGTTGTTAACTACTGAAGGAGTTTCGTTTGGATCGTTGAACTGAATAATGATACTCCCAGCGTTATCTGTTCCGCTAAAGTTGTCTTTAAATCTTCTGATTGTCTGACGAGCTTCTTCAGGTGACGGAATGCCTTTAAACAATTGCAAAAGAGTCTGAGCAGAAAAGCCTGATTTGATAGAGTTCAAATGGAAGTTTGCAATCTCTGTATCTATTTCTATGTACTTAAGAGCCGATTGATAAGGAGCAGTTGGATACTCGCCACAACCTGCCTTGTACATCTTGAAATAAAACACCTGCTTACTCTCTCTCGTGTTAGGATTCCAAGCGTAATAATGGTCAGGCTTTACCTTTCTATCACTCCAATCCTCAGCATATAGATAGTGACCATCTAACGAGTGACGGACATTCTGAAAAGGCAAGTGATAAATCTCAGCTATCTTGGTCTTGGCTTTGTTCCAAATGATTTCAAGAGCGAACCCATCAAACAACTCAAGGTCTTGAGCAATCTTATTTTTAAGGCTGTCAAAGTCCTCATAGGCATTAATTGAATCTAATGCATCGTTTGCTTTTGCAATGTCCTCTGTGTTGTATGCGATTATCTCGGTTTTATCACCGGCTATGAAGTCTGCTTTCTGAGTTACTATTGCTCCGTGCTTTGGTGAGCTATTAAATAGATCAATCAACATTTGAGGATAAGCATTATCCTGCCCATAAGTCAAGAAGCCTTTAGCCTTATTTTCCTTGAAAATGGGTATTTTGCTTTCCGCAAAGTTGATCCTTATGAAGTTATTTTCCATTTGTTTTATCTTTTGCAAATATTGACCCAACCCCAGCGACGATAAACGCCCCTGCCTCAGTAAGTGTTGCCTTATTGAAACCAACAAGTAGCAACGCCCCTACTATCAGTAGGACTCCTAAAGTGGTGGTCTTTGTGTTTTTAAATATTCGATCAAACATTTTTCAGCCTTTCGTTTTCTTTTTCTAAGTTCTTTACTCGTTCCCTTAGTGTTGACACCTCACCCGTTAATGATATAACCGTGGCTTGTGCCGTTTGTAACTCTTGTTTTAATCTGTCAACCTCACTGAGTATCTGGTCACGAAAAAGGTTTTGGTCTTTATTTTGGTCTTTATTGTCCTGATGCTTCAACTCTAACTTTTTGGCGTAGTATTGCCAAGCTCCTGCTCCTCCAAGAACTCCTACGATTGCTATCAATATACTTGCTATGCTATCCATACTATAATTACTTAACAACTCCACGATGAAGTTTTTCGTTAAATGTTCTGTAAAGGTTTATAAATGCCATCAAGGTGACCAACGCCCAACCTAATTGTGAACCCGCCATCATTCCAACAAGGGCATAATGAACTACTGTTATCATGGCTAAAATAAAAGCGGCTAAACAAGCGTAGTATCTGCACTTCATATCCTTCATGCCAACAGAATACAACTGAAAGCCACCAATCAACACGCCTAAAATCTGCACATCTAACAACCACCCGATTTCAAGGATAGCTAAAGGCAAAATAAAGAAGTGTAATGAACCAACAAATAACTCGAACAGATAGGAATCCGAATAGAGCAAAATATCCCTTAGGTTCTTGCCGACAATTCTTAGCCTTTTGATGCTTCGTTGAGTAGTGATAGTAGCCATAATAGGTATTTTTTAAATCTCTTCATGTGGTGTGATTGTGATGTCACTCGGCTCACCCAATACCGCTTCCAATCCTTCAACGTGACGGATGTAATAAAAGCCGTCAGCCTCAGAATAGGAATAGTTTACCCAATAGATGGTCGTATCTCCTGGGCGTATGGGATAGCCTTTATAGTCTGCCGCTTGTTGTCTTGCGTTGATTGCTTCTTCTTCTGTTTTATAGGTATATCCTTGCATTAGTATATAGAGTAAAATGAGTTGATGTTTGTTTCTATGCCCGTGCGGTTGGAAGATTGGTCGGATAAATAATAAACTATTTCCTGTAAATAGCCTTTAGAATTTGGATTGGAATAAGACAGATTTGGACTAACACCAGAAGAACCCGACATTAAGATAAATCCACTTGATGTTTGAATATTTAACGGAGGATTTCCACCGCTTGTAATATTTAAAGAGTTAGCATTAATTCTTGAATCAAATGCCCCTCCCCCACCTTGATAATTAGTATTAAACAATAATTGTCCTGTTGTTGTATTATCATACACAGTAGCACCACCATACAATCTGACTGAAATGGACGTTGCAGAATCAACTGCATAACAAAATATTTTTCTTAAATCGGTTGTAATTACATTATCAGTTAATCCGAACAAATGATTGGAATTACCAGAAGATTCCTGATTCATTACCGCAAAGAAATCTAAGTTAATATCACCACTCACGGGTAAAGTTAAAAGACCCGTATTCAAATTCTTGCCGCCCGATGCAGTTGTATAAACTGCGGTTTTTCCCCCTTGAGTTATGACACTCCCGCTACTAACAATCTGTGGTTGTTGACTTGCTGTTGTTTGAGTCGCATCGTATCCATTCCCACTTTGGTCATACCACGTTGTTACGAAGCCATTTGTCCCACTGCAAAAACTTTCAAGGCTTGTAACGTCTAACTCGTTATTTACGAAACCTATATCTTGAGTTGAGTTGTCTGATGCCCTTCTTACCTCAATAGCACTACCCGTATATGCAGTTGTTAATAATCGCAATGAATAAGCAGCAGCCGCATTTGGGTAATCGTCAAGTAAATATAAATATCCAAAATTCTCACTGCCTATCAATCCCAACTGAGTAGGCAACTGTCCAGCGACTAACTTATCGCCAAACAACTTCTCGTTAAATCCTCTGAATATCCCGAAATCAGGCATTAATAGTCCCCCTTAATTGCAAATATGTTTACTCCGTCAGTTTGTGCAACGGTGATTCCTACCTGTACTTTCTGACCTGCTTTAAGTTGTAGGTCACTATATGCCGTTACTTGTCGCTGAGATGTTGTTGTCGTTCCTGCTGTTACTGCTTCCATTGCAATTTCATCGTATAATTTAGGATTTGCCCCTGCTGTATCAGTGATAAAAATTAAAACAGCGTGAGCCGTGTTATCTCCTCCAACCTTTGCCCCTATTTGAGTTATTTTAGTGCCGTCTGTGGAAGCCGTTAGTAGGTCCGATAGGTTAGCCGTCGTTGCTCCTGTTCTGTCAGTAGTCGCAGCCGTTACCGTTACGATTGCCGTTTCGGGAGTGAGTGCGAATATGGGTGATGTGTTTGCCATTAGTAGTTGTAAAATAAATATAAGTCACCGCCCGTTGAAGGTGGTATTTCTAAATTTGTTAAATTGCTTCCGTCAACCGCTGGAAGTTTGCTATCTGCATCTAACTGCACGAGTTCAGATGCTCCGTTAAATGTGTTGCCTTGCTTGGTTACGCTTTGAGCTGTAAGAACTGCCTCAACCTTTGCGTCAGTGTAATACTCGTTTGTGCTTCCCTCTGTTAAGTCATCGGTGGTTTTAGTTGCTAACGATGCATCAAATTTTCCCTCTGTGTAATAGAAGTTAACCGCACCTTCTGAGATGTCATCGGTGTCAAGTACAACCGCTCCCGTTTCACCGTTTACGCTTTGGACGTTTCCTTGTGATGCTATGGTTATAGTCTGCAAGTCATCGTCAAAAGTGATGGATGTGTTATCTCCTGCAATCAGGGAAGCCTTAACCTTGCTGTAAACTCTGCTATCCGTGAAATAAAGATTTGTGCTACCTTCTGAAAGGTCATCAGTGTCGTTTGCTGCAAGTACTCTTTGTCCAATGTTTTCTAAGTTGGTTCGTTTGGTTAAATTCTCGGAATAATCAACCACAACAAAACTATCCTGTACAGGGTCAATAGTTCCGATTGGGTCGAGTTGTGAAATTTTCTGGTTAGCCATAGTAGTTAACGATACGCCCTCCTTGTTCTAAAGTTAAAAAATCACCGCTTTCAGTAAGCAGAAAGAAAGCCGTCAAAGCATCAACATCATATATCTCCTTAGTAAGGTCAACATTACGCTGAAACCCTGTATCTCTCTGTGTAGTGTACAGAGATTTGTTAAGGTCAACGTCATGCTCCTTGCCGATTGGTCGCTGTGTTGTATATATTTTTTTAGGCAATTTCGTAGAATAGTTCGTCGTTTCTTAATGGTATAACCTTCATGATTCCCGTTTCAACTACCTCATCCGCATTATTTGGATTGGTGTTTGTTGGATCTTCTTGGGCATATACCGTATATAAATGCTCACCCACATCAAAAGTGGTTGCATCTGTATCTCCTTCAGTTATCTCAAACGAATTAAACCTACCGGTGTAGGCTGATGTATCCGCTAAGATAAAGTTCTTTATCGTGTCTGTTTGGCGTGACTTCATAGAGAACAAATAAGTAGGGTTAGAAATGGTCGTTTTCTCAGTCAGAGTCAAGTACCAGGTCACCGTATCTTGCTTTGTAATCGTGATCATCTATATATAATTAAGAAAAAACGGATTTTGGCGTAAAAAAAAGAGGAGAGCCGAAGCCCTCCCCATTTAGAAACTATGAAAACAAGAAATTAAATTCCCAACGTCGTTGCCACAGCAGCCTGTACCAAGTATGGAGATTCTGCCTCAATCGCACTTAAAGTGAAATTGTAGCCTTGAACGTCACCCATTGCAGTACCTGACTCAGAAGTCATTGCAGTGATGTCGCATCCGTACTCGTTACCAGCTAACCAATAGTTATCGTTGTTGTCCTTTACTATGCAGAATACACGATTCTGAGCAAGGAGCTTTAACTCATTACGCTTAGTTGTTGACAACTTACGCAAACGAGCAACGATATCAGATTGGTTGAATACTGTTCCGTTCTCTTGTGAAACATTAGTGGTAGTAGTCATACTACCCACGCCCTTCGGAAGCTCATAGGTGTAAACATCCCCTGAAACAACTGTTGTAGCCGTTACCTCGCCACCGCTAACGGTGAAACCAGTAGAAGCCCAGTCGATTAAATGAATGCTCTTGATTCCACCAACGGCATCCTTGCAGTCAAGTGTAAATCCTTGTGTTAGATTACAAGCCATTGGTTACCTCCTTTAAGCTAAAGTAAATGAAACTAACTGATCTGGAGTGGAAATCTGTACTCCTGTCTTAAATGCAGCACGGAAACGAACTTCATCGTTATCACGAGAATAGAACATCATCCAATCTTCTTCTTCGTTGGCTAAATCTGTACCCATGAAGAAGTTAGATAAGCGACCACCGAACATACGGTTAGTTCCGCTTAAACCACCTACACCGATCAACTTAACGTTGGTAGCAGGAATATTTAACTCCATAGCTTCCATCTCAACAGCGTAATGGAATAAGTTAGAATCACGCAAAGCAGTTGTGTACTTCTTGAATGTGTCGATACCTACAAAGATAACCAAGTCGTCAGCGTCAGCGATGTCAGCAGGGAAAGCGTTGTAAATGTCATCAATCAAACCTTCGATGTTTGAAGTAGTGATTGCAGTTGCACTTGAAGTATTACCAGCGATAGTAGAAGCAGAAGCCGCATCAATGATCTTGTTGAAACCATCAAAGCGATTTGTGTTTGGGTTAGTGTTACTTGTTGCAGTATCACCTTGCCACATAGCAACCTCTAATAATTTAGCGATACGAGCAGCTTTCTCGTTTCCGATTTGCTCCTCAAATGGAACAGCCTCAGCACTACCAGGAGCGATTTGAGTCTGCATCCACTTAGCTTCTAAAGTCTTTGGGCAAAGGCTTTCTTCAACCTTCATCTTTCCAACAGTGATAATTCTCTGAGAGAAAGTTGTGTTTCCTGAACTCGTAAATCCACAGCCATCGGCTTGTATAAATACATCACTGTTAAGGATGTTCAAAGCTTCTGCGGATTTTACGCCTACTTGCACCTGACCAGCAGCCTGTAATACAGACGCAGTCTTACCTCCGAAAAGGGATTTTACTACTAACTCGGTGCTTTGCTCGTTAGTATAGTCGGTCAAACCAGTTACATTAAATGCCATGATTATTTTATTTTTTTAGTGTTTTTGCGATTTTTACAATGTTTGCGAATTGCTCCTCTTTCTTTGACAACTTTGCAGGAGCTTTAGTTGGTTCTTCACTTGGAAGGTCAGCAACCTTTTCTACCAAGTCAACAGTTTTACCAAATGCCTCTTTCATAGAGTTAAAGGCACTCTCGTTTGTGTTTAGTTTCTCCTCTAAAGAATTAAGTTTTTCAACTGCTTCTTCAAAGCGAGTTACTAAAGAATTGAAAGCCTCAAGCGAAGCGAACTCAGCAGGTGCTTCTTCAGCAGCTACTTCCTCAACTTCTTCGGCTGGTTCTACAATCTCAGTGACAACACCGCCCTCGGTGGTCACGAGCATTCCGCCTTCTACTTCGTGAACAGCATCAGGAGCAGCAACTAAGCCTTCTCCAGTTTGCACAAAGATTTCAGTTCCAACAGCTAACTCACCTTCCCATTCAATGATAGTACCATCAACAAGGGTTGCAGTTGCCATTTCAACTTCTTTCTTTTCTTCTTCACCAAATAGAAGTGAGCGAATTTCGGTCAATACTTCTTTTGAATTCATCTATATATATTTAAGGTTTTAAAATAAGTGGCTCAGTTTTTGCCGTCCCATTGCTCCACTGCCTTCTTTACAGCGTTGTATATTGCGTTCAATTGGCGTTCTTCTTCGTTGACGTCAAAGTCAAAAAAGCCCTCAACTGAAAAGCCTTTAAACTCTCCGTCTTTTACCCTTGCCCAAATGTCATCATCGTTCACTATGTAGCTTAAGAACCAAGAACCATCGGCAACCTCATCATATCCCTTTGGTGGGTATTTGCCACGCTCACGATCAACGATATAAGACTCAAATAAGGATAGCCCTTTTGTTTCTTTCTCATGGTGGATATTTACTGAATCATACAAATCTGACTTCGCCCATTTTTTAGCGATTTGGAATATAGTGTCAGCATCGAAGTACACATAGTATTCACCTCTTGCAGCATCATAGCGATATATTCTTTTCTCCGCTTCCATAGCCATGCCGGTTATGATTCTTTTCTCCTCGTCTTGAATAGCAAAACCAATCTGATGGCTGTGTGCTTTTAGAGGAGTTTCAATATCGGTGTGTGCTTCCTCTGCTGAACATGGCATCCACTTATCACCCATCT